GAGGCGAGCGAGATGGCCTATCATCGCCTCCGCGAAGGCATGAGAGACAAAATTACTGCAGTTTATTACCGACCAGCAAATCTAAGTATTCGTTCAACAAAAGACATAGTTTTGGCAAGTTCGGCGGGTTTTAGTTTTAGTTTCTCGGCGGATGAAGTTGAAACCTTGAGGACGAAAATAGGTTCTTCCAGTATTCTCTATAACCAGCTGAACCAGATGGGACCAGCGTCTGCAGGCGCAACGATCCCATTTGAGACGCAGTCTCCTAAAGAATTAAAGGCAGCTTTGGTGGCCCTGGAACTCTTGCCAGATCGAGCAGGCCTTCAGGAATCTTTGGAGTTGTTTAATCAGGATGAGGGAATCAGGTCAGGCACCGCTCATACTGAATTAATGGTTGGCTCTCTCATGGCGGATAGCGCTCTTGCAGCAGATAGTATGAGCGGCTTTCAAGAACAGCTGAATGGTTTTGAAGGCTCATTACCAATTAATGTAAATTTTAATGATATGCAACGGGGAATGCTGCAGGTATTGAATGGGGTAGTGGTCGAAAGTGTCGTAAAAGAATTAACAGATGTTCATCACGCTAACCTCACAGTCGGTGGCCCCTATATTGACTTTAATGAGGCTGACTCAATTACGATCAGTTTTGGCAAAAGACACGCCGCCATGGAGGATCCGGTCATGGCCATCTCTGCTATTAATTATCTAGTAAAGTCATCTTCACTTACCCGACAGCCTTTAAGAGTCGGTTACATGACCAACATCGTGTGGAATAAAGAATTAAATGACCCCCTTATTCTCGCCACCTTAAAAAATTATAACATGCTTGTACAGACGATGAAGGCCGCAGGGCAATTTGGTTCGCCCGGGTGGTCTTTTATGGACTTTTTGAACTCAAACCCGGGCGACTTCGGCGCCGATGAGAATTTTGTATGGGATGACATGGCGGCACCGCCGAAACCGGTGCCCACGGACCATATCTTATTGAGGGAAGCCTATAGGCTGGGCCTAATTGATCTCACTGATGTCAAGGACCTCGAAAAGGGGTTTTCTAGTGCGCTATCCGATCCTAAAATGGTGAAAAAATTTAGAGAACAGGTGATAAACAATCCGGAAGTTTATGCTAAAGTCCGCGCGTCAATAAAAAAGAAGACTCTTGGCACCGGGGTCGATGTTCTGAAGGAAATCACGAAGGTTCTAGAATCAGGCGGTCCATTAATGATGGCCGGAGTTAAGCCTGACTCTCCGCTTGGACAATTACTACGTAAGATTGGGGTGCAGGAACTAGCAAAAGAAGCGTGGATTTGTGCAACTTTTGGCGTGGCACCAGCCTTTGCTCGCATTACTAAAGCCGCCGGAGGCGCCTTCCAACAGGCTCAGGCCGGCATCGAGGCCGGCGGGGAAGGCATCAACGCGATCGCGGGCTCTGCAGCGGCACTTCATCGAGCTATACTAGTAAATAAACACAGAAAGACTAAGCCGCCAAAGCCCAGTATAAGTATACCAAAACCAAAACCCCCGGAGTTCCCCAGCATCGATAAGGATCTGTGGCCGCAGCTTCTAAAAGTTTTGGTTGACACCTTGATTCAGATGGTCTTTCAAATAATAAAGGCCCTAGCTGAACTCCTAAAAGAAGCTTGTAAGTTAAATAATCCACGAGCGTCGGATTACGGCGACACCGACGTAGCGGGCCTGGTAAATGACAATCTAAGTGATGACTTCAGGAATTTGCCAAATATTTCGACTGACTCGGCTCTAGATCAGGTTTTTAAAAACGACAACTTAACTAGGGATCAAGTTCTGGGAGGCCCGGCAGCAGCAGGATATCTCTCCGCGTTGTCGGAAATTTTGAGTTCGATGGAAATTTGTTCTTTGTTTACAAACCGCGAGGGGCTCCCATCTGACACAGTCGATAAAATAATTGATTTTAATTTGTCATACGATGATTTAAGCATCAGATCGGCATTGAATACTCCGAGCGCTGTCTTGGGATTTTTTGCCAACCTCGCCACAATTATAGATATTACTGATTTTTGTAATGAGCTGGCTAACGACCTTTATCAGGCCGACATCGAGGAACTTATTTGTATTCCTACCGATGCTATCCCCGATAGGATTAATGAGGTTCTGTTGGACATGGCGGAAAATGGAGTTCAGCTGGATAATCCACTTTCTGATCTTCAAGACCGTATGGGCTGCCCCCGCCGTAAGGATCATATAAGCAACCCCTTGGTAAATAACGCCATTCCGACACTTATGCAAACTGTGGCCGACGTTGTGGAAAGAGAATTTATAAATGGGGTTTCGGCCGCTCAGCAAATTTTAAAGGAGCCCAATATTACACAAAATGAGTCTTCCACCATGATAGCTGAGAGTATCACTGCTGCTTCATCAGCAGGAACGGCAGAGCCGTCCAACCCAGTGGACTCCCAAGTGTCGCAAGATATTTTAGATGGTATCAAGAAGGCTTTTGACAAAGTAGGCGGTTTCATGGATAGACTGGATGAATTTTGTGATGTTGGTGCGATTTTAGGAGTTGAAGCTGATGCTGTCGAAGATGTAATTGGTACAGTTGTTGATATTATGCGAGATATGCTGAACGATCCCGGCTTCTCCGGCGGAGTTGCGGATCTCCAGAACCGCCTTACCGAAATTTCAGGAGCTTTTAGCGATCCCAACGGCCCGGGCGCCTCTGGGGTGGCCACTCAGTATGAATTCCCCCCCAGATTTCGCGACCAGTTTCAAACCTATTTAACAGAGATTCCAGTCTTTAATCCCATTAAAAACCTGTCCCTGGCGGAGTACCAAACGGTTATGACAAATGGTCAGGTCAGATCTGAGCACTTTAATGCATATTCATCTTATAGTAATTATGATAGTTATAAACCCATCAACCTGAAGTTTACTCTTCCACGAAGACACCGTCCTACATTTATCCCAGATCCTGCAGGGGCCATCCAGCCAGTCCGCGGGTCTGTGACGACTGCCAACCCCTTGGGAGTTCCTAATCGATTTGGAATTCCAAAATTTATAAAGGCGCCCGAGCCCGCAGGCGGCACCCAGGATCATATTATGATTACCTTCCCGGATGCCGATACAGCAGCCACAAAGGAGAACTTTATAGATGTTACCGTTAAATCTCAATTGTTGCCCACTCCGGGTGGCGCCGCCAACTTCACTATTACAGACGCAGTACCTTCTATTACAAATGATAGAAACACTAATCCCTATGTATCGCTATTTTCGGAGAAGATTATAGCGCAAATTCCTCATCCTGCGCATGGTACCTCGGCCGAGTTCAAAGAAACGTATACTCGTGAGATTGATACTGTGTTATTTCCCGCCGTCTTCGCTGGACAAGTTGAGTCAATGTTTAATTTTATTCAGCAAAACGGCATTTTTGATACCGAGAAACTGAATTCACTTAATTTCTTCCATGATAACTCGGCATGCCTTCCGGCCGATGTCGCCGATCTTATGGACATGGGACCATCCCCTGCGGGATCGGAAAATCCTTCTGCCATTTTGGATCAGTTACAAGAAGAAATGTTGGATGCAATGTGTCACGACACCCCCGCAGAAGATGATGATAATCCTACGGGAACTCGGATCCGAGATGTATTGCGCTTTGGATTGTTCCAAATGTTAATCCAAATCCACATCGCGCAGTTTATCATTAAGAATATATTTGTATTTTCTGCATTTGAAATTGATGATCTTTTAAACCTCCCGACAGTAAAACAATTTATGTCCGTTACTATTCGTAATCAGATAATGAAGTTGCTGACTTTTAAACCACTCGTAGGCGAAAAGATAGTAGAATACTATAATAAAAAGATGAAGAGAGCAAAAGTGAATAATCGAGGTGGTTTATTAAATTCCGCTGGGGAAGTGGTATTTCCAGTGGGAACCGATTTTACTCTTGGAGATTTGGGGGCTCTTATCGAGTATACGACGGAGAAGCGGATTTTTGACTCTCGTCGATCTGTATCCAATGCCGTGCAGAGATCGTCCAATAAGACCAATCCCAAAGACTTTGATCGCGCGTTTATCGAAGATGTATTAACTATACAGCCAAGTTTTCTTGGGGCCGCACTTGCAGGGTCGCCCCCCCCGACCGGCGACTGGTGGGAGACGGTGATTTACTTTGCTCAAGATCCGAAACAGACATCTGGTGGCACTCTCATCAATGGGACGACCTGGGGCTCCGTCAACGCGGCTGAGACGTTCGTCAACGCCAATATCGGCGTCGTGGGCGCCGGCTATAGGGACAGAGCGCGGCGAAAGCTCAGCGCCATCGGTTCCGATCCCGCCGGAAAGATTTTTCCTTATGGAAAACTAGTATTAGAAAGACAAGTGGTGTGGGATAATGTAATCGCCAAAGATAATAAAATAGTGCCAGACCTATTCCGGACTACTACGGGTCGAGAGTATGGACTAGAATTAAGTATTTTTATGGCGGGATTATTTGACACCGTAATGGCAAAGCGCATGACCCAGGCCTCCGATCGCAAACTCGAGTTTACTAATTTAGCGATGAAATACAAGATTGTTTACTATTTGCCTAATAATTCCGGCGCCACCCAGAGCTTGTACCCTCCGAATGAGCCTTTGTTTTACGACGCCGCGTCATTACACAACCATTTACAGTGCGATATATCTCCTTCTGGTGATGGAAGTAACAAATTAATTCGGTTTGTATTAGCCACATTAGATGGTGAGTTGCCCCTGGCTACGGAAATTTCAACAACGGAGAAAACGACCCAAATCCGCTGGAGCGCTGCCCTGGCTAAGTGGGCGCCCGCTCAGGTGCCTGTTCTACAAACTCAAATGGAGGGGTATGGATATTCCAGTGTTACAAATCCTGAATTAACGTTGATAACTGAAGATCCGGTGTTTAAGGATTATTTTGATAAAACTTTTAATAGAACTTTAACGTCTTTGATTCCCATAATGTATAATTTTTATTTAACAAGCGACACTTTCCCTGCCATGGATGGCATTCTAATGGGTGCCAAACTTCGGTGCCTTGAGATTTTTACTGATTCAGTCTTAGGTCAAGAGATGATCGCTCCTCCGGTTCCTTCTTATACTTCCCCGCAGGCAGAGGCAGCTAATCTTGCAGATGTTGCCAATGATCCTTTTTCGGGCGTTCAACAATCCGCCCGAGACTTTATTTTGAAGATGTTAATCGAAACTCCCATTAATATTTTGAGAGGCGTGGCCGAAACAATGGACCCCCACGTGGGAATTTCTAAGATCATTCGCGACATTAGTGCTATGATCTTTAATGAAATGGCTAAGGGCCTTGATGCCTCCGAGCCGGTTAGGTTCTTGCGAGAGGGCCCTCTGCCGGCTCCGCCAGTAGCCGTCGCTGCGCCGACGGAGCCGCCACCGCCACCGCCACCACCGGCCGCTCCGCCGAATCCTGCCGCGGCTACCGTCCCCGTCCCAGCGGCCGATCCTGGTCCTCCCCCTATTCAAGTCGACGGCATGCCACCAGGGACGGTGCCATATAAGATTCTGGGCGATGAAACATGGGAATATGCAAGACAACCCGTCGAGCCCCCGGGTGCACCGGCGATCTGGCATACCAGGAGGAAAGGAAATGAAAAATGGATAAATCTTTCGCAGCCAGAGCCCAATATAGAGGCAATCTATAAGCTTCAGAAATCGGGCGTTCCGTTGACTGCAGAAGAAGCCGCGGCCTACGCCACGCCCCAACAAGGCCAGGGCATTGAATTGTATGTATTTTCCGACGCGCTCGATCTGCCGGCGGGTATGGCAGGATCGTACCAGTACGCCAAAAATGCTGACGGAGATTGGCTTACGCGACCGTCCTCTGGGTCCGGGAGCGACATCGCTTGGTCCAAGGCTCAGAACCTAAGTAACAAAGCCCGAAAAGGCGCCGCCTGGGCCTTAGAAGTAGTCGCAACATTAGAGGACCAAGCGCTTCCACTGGAATCACAAGGGATCGACGTGCCTACGGATTCTGATCCCGCCGCGCCCGCGGATCCTGGCGGCAGCCTCGACGCGATGTTCTCCACAGAAACAGACCAAGCCATCGCCGCTGCAGCAACCGATATTGGAGATCTTCCTATAGACACCATTTTGAGAAACGGGGATGAAGGACAAGATGTCCGCATTCTACAGACAAAACTCGAACAGTTGGGATATGAACTTCCCCAATATCACGCTGACGGGATCTTCGGTGCAGAAACAGAAAACGCGGTCAATGATTTCCAGAGTGCCTCGAACATCCCCATAACCGGGATCGTGGACTCCGACACGTGGGGAGCACTCACCACCATGCTGACGGCTGCTGCATCAGAAGAAATCGCCGCGGCAACCGCTCCTGGCGCCCCCGGCGTCGGGCCTTTCCCAGACATGACGGGAGAGAAACTGATGGAACTTATGTTCTGCGTGTTGGCGATGGCTATGGAAGCCGCGGCATCGGGATTCGTGCTAGGTGTCGGCGCGCCGAGTGGCCTTGACCGGAAAGGAAACCCCAAGGATACAACTCTTCAACTACCATCGCCGGATTGGAAAAACTTTGTTGGTCAAGGCAACGTCCCCAACCCCGAGAGTCTCGCTGTCTTTATAGGAAATCCTCCCAAGGTGCCCTTTTCAACTCCGGGGAATCCCTTCAACTTCGGCAACCAGGAAGTCGGCGCCCAGTGGGACGGACTTACTTATGTGGAAGCCCAAGAAGATCCCCGCGACCCAAGGAACAACGTTCCCGCGGCGCTTCGGGATAATTTATTCCCTCGTATAAACATGGATGGTGTGGACTTTACAGGAACGTTTTTGGGGCTCTTAATGATGCCGCCCGGGCCATTTGGAATTGTATATCTACTGTTGATGTTACTTAAGAATGCTTTGGAGGAGGCCATGAAGTCAGATGAATCCGATGAAGATTCCGATGCCGCGAGCAACGTTTCTGAGGGAGAAACTTCGAGTGAGTGTTAATTATAAGGAGGAACTAACGTTATGTCAGGGATTTCACCAAGATTGCCATTGATCGTCGATGATGTCGACGGACCGTATCGCCTAATAAGAGATTACACTAGCTTAGCCAAACAAAATTTAAAAATGCTTTTATTGACAGTTCCCGGGGAAAGGATCATGGATCCAGAGTTCGGAGTCGGCCTGAAAAGGTATTTTTTTGAACAGAATAGTCCTCGTACCTATACGACGATTAATGATCGTATTCTTCGACAAACTCAGAGGTACCTCCCATTTATTAACCTAAACACGATTGATTTTTCAGTTCCAGAAAACGATCTAGATTTGTATCCTCATGATCTGTCTATTTCTATTCATTTTACAATTGTACCCTTACAGATAACTACTACGCTTCAAATTGGATTTTGATAACTAATTAATAACGGACTTTACCCATGCCAAAGAAATTACAATCCATAGATTATACGAGTCGAGATTTTGATTCGATTAGAAAAGATTTAGAAAATTACGCCAAACGTTACTATCCTAATACTTACAAAGATTTTAGCGAAGCTTCATTTGGTTCCTTAATGCTCGACACCGTTTCCTATGTGGGAGACATTCTGTCATTTTATGTAGACTATCAGGCGAACGAGAGTTTTCTTGACTCAGCCATTCAGTATAGTAACGTGGTACGCCACGCCCGTCAATTTGGCTTTCGTCTTGGAGGAAGCCCCTCCTCTTATGGTATTTTGACTTTTTACGTCAAGGTTCCTGCTGCTAGTGTGGGTGGTGGCCCTGATTTAAGATATGCTGGAACTTTAAAGGCCGGCTCTCTATTTGGGTCGGGCGGCGGAGGATCTTATACTTTATTGGAAGACGTAGATTTCTCGACCCCCACTAATCAGATGGTCGCTGGTGAAGCTAACGCCACCAATGGAGATGCCACATCATACATCATTAGGGCCCTTGGGCGGGCTGTCTCTGGACATGCAGTTGTAGAAGAACAAGAAGTGGGAAACTTCCAAAGGTTTTTAAAGCTCAATTTATCGAACGCGAACGTGGCCGACATTTTGAGCGTTGTCGACACCGAAGGACATGAGTATATGCAGGTTGATAATCTA